CAGGTTTTCCAGAAGCATCTGTTCCAGCCTTACCTGGTTCACCGGGTTTTCCAGTGGCATCTTTTCCAGGAGTACCTGATGCAGGTGCACCAGCCTTTGCTCCTTCTCCGCCACCTCCAGCTTTTGAAGAATCGCCGCCTTTCTTAAATGGAAAGAATGGGCCTATAGAAACTTCTTTATTGATTATGGGTATAGTAAACCCTATCTTAGGAATAGAGAATCCTTCGAACCATTCACCTATTCCACTAAAGATAGACTTAATAGTTTCTATGGGATGCATGATAGCATCTACTAACTCTTTGAATAAGCCTGTGAATGAGAACGAATCAAGAAATTTTTCAACTTCTTTGAATCCTAAAGCTCCAGCTACCCATGATATAGCTCCTTTGATCATATCAAGTAAGCCACCTACGAGAGAATCAAATAAGCCAGTAATAGCGCCCGATATTGCTCCAACTATACCGTCTTTTTGATAACCTTCAATAGCGCCTTTAACAGTGTCCCATATTGCCATGATTATGGTAAGTGGAAATGCAATCTTCTCTACTATACTAGCAACTGCACCAAATAGCTTTCCGAATGTTCCAAGTTTCTCACCAATAGCCGAAAAGAATTCAAATACAGATGCGATCTTACCTTTGACAAATTCTACAGCGTCTGCAACTGGTTTACTAAGTGAAGAAACCTCGCTGAATGCTGACTTAAACGAACCAACAAATTCTACAACCGAAGTAACCGCTGACTTAATACTCTTAAAAACCGCTCCGGCTTTTTCTACTATAAACTCAACGCCTTCCTTAACTCTATTAAACATTGCAGCAACTTTTTCATTCTGCATGAATCCTTTAAAGAATCCTTTAACGGCTAATATGCCTTCTTCCATCGCAATAAGTGCGTTTGCTTTAAATGTCTTAAACGTATCTTTTATTAGTTCAACTCCGGCGACAAATGACATTTCTAGTTTAACTAATGCTGTGCGCAACCAGCCAAACATTTTTGGAAACTTTTCTGCAAGAAAAACTACAGCATATTCTATAGCTGCTCCTATTTTTCTTGCGCCTGAAGCAAGCATTTCTCCAACCAGCATAATAGCTTTTAGTTGTCCTCTTAACGCTCCTACAATTCCGCCTAGTATGCCAGCCAGTAAAGAGCCTAGTAATCCTAGTCCTCCGAATCCAGACTTTTCTTCTTTCTTTGCTTCGTCTTTTTTAACGCCAGTGTTTTCGGCGATCTTTGCAAGTAGTGCAGTTTGTTCATCAATCTTACGACTCATCTCGACTGAATCTTCTCGTGTATTCGTTTTTCCAGCCTTTGTCTCACTTCTTGATAGATTGGAGAGAAGTGCAGTATGTTTCTTAAGTTCCTGATAGATCTTTGAAAGAGCTGGATTATCTGCACTCACCGTTTTGCTCGGAGCAGAAGATGATCCGCCAGCTAACTGCTTAAGTTGATCCATTGATATAGTCTCAGCTGGAGCCTTAGCAGCCTCTTCTTTTGCTTTTAGAGATTCTTGAGCTTTAAGTAGATCTGATAGTGTTAGTGCCATTATTTTTTTTCCAGTCTTTGTTTTTCTTCTTCTAGAAACTTAACCAACATTGTTACATATATTTCTCTTTCAAACGGTATTAGGTTCTCAATCTCCGTTAGCGAATATTTATGATATTGCATCATCGCAAAGTTAAGTTTGTAATGATTTGCAAGATCGTCATGACAAAGGCACATTAGAAAAAACTGTTGATTCCCTCTAGCGTTGTTTTATTGTGTTGTGAACAGGCGGGGCAGTTAAACTCAACTACTTCTTGAATCTTTGGCATTGTCTCAAAGAACTTCTGTATTCTTGCAAATTGGTCAGAGGTTAAGTTTTCGAGAAATTGCATTAATTCATCTCTGGTAGAATCCTTTGGATAATACATCTGATCTTCATCGTAAATAAAGTCAATACAATCAACGATTATATTAAAGATTTGTATCATATCAACGTTGTTCAATTCATCGATCTTACGAATCATTGCTATGTCAGGATAGCGAAGTTTGATTCCAACGTTATCATATAAAGATATAGTATTAGTATGCTCTGGGTCTTTATCAACTTTAAGTTTCGTGAGATCGATTGACACCTTAAGCTTATTATTTTCTTGTTCACAGTGACCACAAGTAAATATAAGGTCTATACTTTCTCCAACCGACTTTGCCCTTAACTGTGCAAAGATATATTCAATATCAAATATAGCAAGTCTATCTACGTCTATCTTACTATCTAAGCATCCCCTAATAACATCTTTTAGCGTGTTAATCATTACTGTGGGATCATCACTATTCTGAGCAAGCAAAAGAGCTTTCTCGTCTTTTACAAGAAAAGGTCTGAAATTAACAAATTCTCCAGTAGAAGGTATTGTTAGATTATAAATCGGCGTTTTATTAATTGGCAGTGCCATGTCATTCTCCTTTATTCATGTTCTGTATCATCTTACTCAATTCACTAGTACTACCAACAAAGATAGCATTGTTGTTTGTGACTTGTTTAGTTGGTGAAAATTCTTCCCCTTTGTTTGGCATATCAAGCTTGCGCTTTCTTTCGTGTAAATTCATTAGTTGTTCATTAACATCGGCTAGTTGTTTCATTAGATTACCCACTACCTCAAAAGCCCGAGGATGCTCGGATTGCTTTGCTACTTCGAGAGCATGCAGCAGTGCATCTTGACCAGACTGTAACAGTGAGTATAGATTACTACGAGTTCTATCATAGTCACTTTCGATCTTTTCCTTTGCCGGTGTTCTATCATCTAGATTGTTATCAATAATAGCCAACTTACCATTTTGAATAGGTTCAACGTCAAAGACTTGTGATAATGTATCATTCATATTCATCTTCCGCTATGCAGTCCACCACGTCTGCATATTAACATTCTGTTCTAGATTAGCTAAGAATGAAGACCCACTAAATAAAGAAGTGGGTATCTTTATGCCACTTGGCGAATTACCAGTTTCATTTACTCCTTCTGATCCTGTACCAGTTGGTACTGTCATGAGAGAAGTTCTCCAGTACTTATATTGCATAGTAATCTGAAGCTTCATAATCTCTTTACTTGAATAATCCACAGCAACAGCGCCCATAGTTTTTGGATAAGCTTCGTATAGAGTTACTGTATATCTTGGATAATCTGCGACATCATATACTATGATGTCAATGTCTGTTACGTAATCTATATAGTATGAGAATGTTCTTGTATAAGGGTTTTGTATTCCAGACATCCATTCTTCGAAGAACACCTTTACTTTCATTTCTTTATCTACAAGAAATTGAAGATTAACGGCATCATATAATTTTTCGTATGGCATCTCACGAACTTCGCCGAATGTTCTCGTTCCGGTGGTAGAAATATTCATACCAGGCAGTTGGGAAGCTTCGCAGAATAAGCCTATCTTCTCCATCATTGGATTATCGAATATACTCGACACCACCACATGTGGTTTATTAATTATTACATCGAAGTGACTGCTTCTAGCCAGCCCTTGATTAACTATGCCAATTACTTCTTGTAAAGTTTTATGCATTATACCGCCTGTTTAACTGACTCTTGCCAAACTTTTTCTTTTGTTGCTCCGACAAATCTTTCTACCGGAAGCATCATAGCCGTTGGCCAATCGTTTGCGCTTATATTAATAAATGGTGATTTGAGGTGTTCATTCAAATAGTGTTTAACACATGGTTTTGCCGGAGCAAACTTTGATACTCCATTTATAAGACTCCAAGAGAACTTTAATTTAGTAGTATCGTCCATATTAGAATTATTTTTAAACTGAAGTAATCTATCCATTAGTTTAATTCTTATACCATAAGGAAGATAGTGCATGTTTAAACCCATAAATCCATCTGACATCTTTTTGAATGGGAACACCATAGGGTACTTATCATAATATGGTAGAGTTTCTTTATGCTTTGGATCATATGCAAATAAGTATAACTTGCCCGGCTGAAGTGTCATGGTTATAGTATTGCTTCTATCTCCAAGTACCTTTTGAAAGGTAACACCTCTCCCCTTCAACAAGTTTGCTTGTTGATCGAACCATGTCTTCGACTTCTTTACGATTGTATAGTCGTAGCGATTCTTTTCGAAGATGTCTTGAAGTGAGGGTTTTTTAGCCATATCTTATTTATTCCTTTTGGCAAGACCCAGATCATACTCTGTGAGAACTTTGAATTCCCAACCTCGATCCTGCGCATATCTCGTTGCGGCCTTCCATTTAGCTTCGTTTTTGCCCCATGTCATCACTTCGGTGAGATACCGCTTTGTGGTACGAGACTGCTTTATTGGAGGGCGCGTTTGAGTATCAGGTTTTATCTCTATTAGATAAGTCTTAATACCGCCAGATTTTTCTCTTACTTTTATAACAAAATCTACAAAGTATCGATGTGCTCTATTGTCAGTGGGACATATATAAGGTATAACTATCTCTTCGGAAACCCATTTAACTACCGAAGGATTATGATCACACCAGAGAGCAAACTTAGTCTCCCACGAACTTCTCATAATTATGTTAGTGGGATCTCCAGCATACTTTTCCGGATTGATTGGAGTATACTTTCGTTTGTGATACATGTATAAATAATAAATAAAATACTATTTAGGGAAAGAACTACATGGCAACTGAACAACCAGTAGGTAGTGAAGCAGCGAATTGGTTTGAAAGACAACTTGGTAGTTACAGTTCTCCATTTGGTACTGCCTCTCCGAGCACTACTGCTGCTGGTCCTACCGGATATAGTATATCTCAGTATACGTATCCAATCGATTTATTTAAGTCTTCATATGATTATGGAAGCAACTATGTCGTGTTTTACATTAACGTTGCTGAAGAATCTAAACTATTAAAATCCGGCGCCGAACCAACCGTAGAGATAGATGCAAATGAAAGACTACGTTCATCATTAAATCAGTCGGGCGTCAGTGATGCTGCAATTATTTCTGGTTCTGCGGCTCTTGGAGCAGGATTTGGTACTATATTAGGAGCTCTTGGAGGAGGTGGTGGATCTGCTGCAGGGGGTGGGCTATTTGGTGCTGCAATCGGTGGTGCTGCTGCTGGAATAGTTACTGCGTCTACCGGCGGTAAAATGTCTCGTCAACAAAAGAGACTTCAGTCGGCGATTGCTCTCAACGTTCCCAATCAATTAAGCATAAGATATTCTATGAACTGGTCTGAAACTGACACGGCTGGATTTCAGGCCGCAGCAACACTTACCGAAGGTGGACTTAAAGCGCTTGAAGAATCACTTAGCAATAAGAGTGCTAATTCCGGATCCGGCGCAGGCAATGTGACTGGACCTGCTGCAAGTATTGCAACTGCACTTTCACTTAATGCGCCTGGTGGTATAGGAGAAGGACTATCGGTTGCGTCTGGCTTAGCGCCTAATCCAAAGAAAGAACAAATATTCAAGGGCGTTGACTTTCGCACATTTACATTTGACTATCAGTTTGCTCCGAGAGACTCTAATGAAGCTCGAAATGTACTTAATATAATTAAGATGTTTAAACTTCACATGCACCCAGAATTTAAGGATACCTCAAGCTTTGTGTTTATTTTTCCGTCTGAGTTTGATATTCACTACTATAATATCGCCGGCGATAATCCTAGTATTCACAAGCACACTTCGTGCGTTCTTACTGATCTTAATATCAATTATACTCCAAACGCTGCGTTTACTACATTTTCAGATGGTATGCCAACACAGATTAATATGACAATGACATTTAAAGAACTCGCTATCCTTACTAAAGATCAAATTCTTATGGGTTACTAATCATGTACTTTGATAACTTTCCAAAAATGTTGTATGACTTTGACCTAACCGATGGTAAGAAGTTCATACTAGTAAAAGATATTACTCAAAACGTAAGATTTCAAAAAGAGTTCTTGGATCAATCTTTAGTGTATGAAACATATAAGATGGTTGACGGGGAGACTATTGAAACTGTTTCTGAAAAGATATATAATACGCCAGACTATCACTGGATACTAATGCTATTAAATCAAAGATATGATTATGTCGAAGATTTTCCTATGTCAAGTATAGTATTAGATGAACACATCGAAAGAAAGTATGGTAATCGTAAAAATGACGAGGCTTACTTCATTAACAAAGATGGTGTAATAGAAAATCCTAATATATTTTATTCAATATCTAATACAAAGAATCCACTTCAAGAAGGTAGAACTATTCTAGGAGATATTCGTCCTGGAGATGTTATTCGAAGAATCACTTCGATAGGTGACTATGTAGGAAGCTTTCAGAATTTTGTAGGCAGCACAACAGAATTAAATGTAATGATGACTACCGGAAACTTTAGAGTAGGCGATGCTATTACCGTGTATAGATATTCAGAAGATGCAGAAGGAAATCTCGTAGAAGGACTAGTAGGAAAATCTACAGTGACTAAAGTAACACTACCGCTTCAGTATACTCCTATCACTAACTATGAGAATGAATATCTAATGAATGAAAAAAAACGTATTATTAAGATAGTGCCTGTTCAATATATGCAACAAATTCTAACAGAATTTGATCAACTGATGTTAAGATGAAAGAGATAATTAGCTTTGCCGGAGACATTACTGTTGAGAAGATCAACATACAATCTCAAGACGGTACAACATATAGTATTACGAACCAACTAGTATCGATACAGATATTCGAAGATTTGTTTTCGTCTTTTATTTCGGGAATACTTACTATAAAAGATTCGTTAGATTTTATTAATGGTCTGCCAATGATTGGTCAAGAACTGCTTGATATAAGCATTTACACGCCAACTCTTAAAGATAAAGGTGGGCATATCAAAGGACAGTTTTATATTACTGTCTTAAACAATAGAGAATATCTTGCCGAAAGAAATGTTTTATATGAACTTAGTTTTATATCTAAAGAAGCTATAGTAGATGCTAATATCAAATTAAGTAAGTCTTATATTGGAACCGCATCCGATATTGCAAAAAATGTACTCACTGATAAACTTGTAAAATTTGATGTAGTAAAGAAACTTAATATTGAACCTTCAAAAAATAACTTATCGTATATTTCTAATTATTGGTCTCCTACTAGAAATATGCAGTATCTTTGTGAACACGCTATAAACAAAGAAGGCAGTCCTAGTTATGTATTTTTTGAAAATCGCGATGGATTTAACTTTGGTTCACTAGAAACTTTGTCTACGTCTCCAACGATTACTCAAGAGTTTAAGTATGACAATTCAACTCAAGTAGTAACTGCATCTGGAACTTCTGTAAGAGATATACAAGAAGATTATCGAAGAGTTACTTTCTTTGCTCTTAAGAAAGGATTTAATCTTTACCAGCGCATATCGAGCGGAATGTTTGCGTCAGTTGTGTTCTCGGCAGACATTACTACTAAAAGATACAATGCAAAGATATTTGACTATCCAGAGTCTTTTGATGGAACTAAAAGGCTTAACTCATATCCATTGTTTAAAAGAGAAGATAAAGAATTCCCTTTATATTATACAGCAAAAGTTATTAATGAGCCACGACAATTTGACAACTTCACAAATCAAGGTGATCCAAGTGCCTTTCAGTTTGTGCAAAGACGCATCTCAGAAGTACTTCAAATTGACGATATTGCAATTGAGATAAATGTACCAGGACGCACTGACTATACAGTGGGACAAGTAGTACGCATTACTTCATTCCAGATAGAACCTATTACAAAAAGTGAAAGCAATAGGTCGCAGTTAGATATGATATTTTCTGGCAAATATGTAATTACATCTATCAATCACTTTATTACACGAGAATCTCACCAGTGTTCACTTGAATTAATTAAAGATTCTTATATCTCTAGCTTTACAAAATAAGGTAAATTATGTTTCATGTTGGAGTTGTAGAAAATAGATATGACCCATTGAAGATCGGTAGGTGTCAAGTTAGAGTTGTTGGTCTTCACACCGATGATCGCAATGAACTTCCAATTAAGGATCTACCTTGGGCTTATCCAGTTCAGCCAATAACATCAGCTGGTATGTCAGGCGTTGGCCATGCTCCGGTTGGCCCAGTTGAAGGAACGTGGGTAATCATTGTATACCGCGATACTGATCAACAGATGCCGCTCATGCTTGGTTCTATTGGTGGAATACCTTTAAGTAATACTCAACAAGAACCCACAAACCTAGCAGAAACTTCTAATCGCCCTATTTCTTCTACTCCACAAAGTGGAACTGGTTCTACTTCAAGTGCAAGTGCAGCTCCACCGGATCCTATTTCAGACACAGATTCTGTTATTGGACCACTAGCAAAACTAATTGCTGCAGCTGAATCAGGCGCTGCGGGATATAATGCATTTAATCGTGGTGCAGGTGCATCAGGATCTCCTGGAAAAACAAAGATGAATCTCGTTGATATGACTATCAAAGAGATTATGGATTATCAGGCTCTACCTCAAGGCGATCCCAATAGATTATTTGCGGTTGGTCGATATCAGATGATTCCTGTTACTCTTAAAGCTGCGTGTCAGAACTTAAATATTGAGACGGGAATGAAGTTTACGGAACGCATTCAAGACATGATGTTCCAAGAATTTCTAGTATGTCGCAAGCGTCCTCCAGTTGCTAAATACTACCGCGGCGAAAAAAGTGATGAGGCTCAGTTAAAATCTGCGTGCTCTGCACTTGCTGCAGAGTTTGCTTCGATCGAAGATGCTAACTACCCTGGATTCCCATACGGTGGAGAGGATGGTCGATACTATAAGTCAGGCAACAGAGTGCATATTAAACTAGTTGACTTACAGAAAGCACTTAGAGATGAATGGGACTTTAGAAATTCGGGAAAGGGAAAGGCGTCTCCTCTTAATACAACCGGTACTACAAAGACAGAGACGCAGAAAGCAGATACAACATCTGGACAAGCAAAATCTTTCTTAGAGATATTCGTTCAGGCAGTAACAGAAGCTGTAACAGGTAAACCGGCGGTTGGTTCCACTACTGCTGATGGTACAAAATCAGATGGTACTGATAAGCCGGGACCAGTGGGTGAAGGTAAGGGCTTTGCTGATCCCAATGGTAAGTACCCTCTTTATACAGATGAACCCGATACTAATCGCCTTGCGGTTAATAATAACATTGGTCAAACTATTATCTATAATAAAGAATCAAATAGAGTTCAAACTGTACCCGTAGCAAATGGTGGCACATGGGATCAGACTCCTATTTCTTATAATGCTCAATATCCATTTAATCACGTATATCAGAGTGAATGTGGCCACACAATGGAGTTTGATGATACTCAGAATTCTGAACGCGTGCACCTTTATCACAAAGTAGGGTCATACATAGAATGGGATGCTAATGGATCGCTTGTAAATCGAATCATTGGTGATGGATATGAGATCGTTGATCGCAACGGGTATGTGTATGTCAAGGGAGCACTGAACGTAAGTGTTGATGGTGCTTTGAATGTTCGCACAGATAACGTTCTTAACGTAGAAGTATCAGGCACTGCTAACGTTAATATATTCCAAGATGCTAATGTCAATATAGTCGGCGATTTAAATCTAGGAGTTGGAGGCAAATTCAACTTAAAGGCTGCCGGATTTTATTTTGAATCCACAGAAGACATAAACATTAAGTCAAAGGGAGGCACGTATGTTCAGTCTGCTGGCGAGATGCACGTTAAATCTGATGATAGTATGTTTATAGGTGCACAGTCTGACTTAAATGTATCGGCGCAAGAAGGAGGCATTAATATTCAAGCAATGGAGAATATTAATGTTAAATCTACTTCAGGAAAAGCAAATATACATGCTAAAGGTGACGTTAATGTTAAATCAGATGCTAACCTACTTACGTCTGGCTCTAGTAATGTAGATATTAGGGCTGGGGGAATCGTTGCAATTGATGGCAAAAGAATAAATATTGGGGGAGGAGGAGCAAAGTTTGCAGCTGCAGCAGGCGGTTCTGTTACGCCCACAAATGCAACTCCAACTTCTGTTGAGAAACCAGACGAAAATGAAAGACGTGAAACTAGCGGCAGCGCATCACTTCCACAGCTCACTGTTCTACCACGAGGTGCAGAGACAGGGTTTGATTCTCCTAACGCTGGCGATCCGACAGCGTACGCCCAAACAAGCGTACGCGAAAATAAAGTTAGTAAAGCAGATGTTGAATCTCCTAAGATTGAACTTGACAAGAATACGCCAACTAAGACACCTGCAGCAGCAGTTCCGGCATCTTGTGATATAATCTTTTCGATGGATGCAAGCAAGTTTACATCCGCAATGAAGTTATCAAAGCACTTTACTCTCGGAGAGGTTACTGCGGGCGGATCTCGCATTCCACGTCAATCATATGTTATTGATGGAGAGACATACTCTCCAGCTCAAATAGTGTGTAATCTAAAAGGCTTGTGCGAAAATATACTTGATCCACTTGTTGATAAATACGGAAAGAACTCTTTTGTAATTACGTCTGCATTCCGTAGACCCCCTGATGGAAACACTCCTGGAGATCTTGGCACTGATAGTTCAGGTAAACCGATGAAAGAAGGCGGAGATCATCCGAGGGGTTGTGCGTGTGATATATCATTTAAAGAAGGTAAGGCTAAGACGTTTGAAGTTGCTAAAGAACTTCCTAACTTAGTTAGTTCATGGAATCAGATAATTATGGAATACAATGGATCTTCTTTCTGGGTTCACGTTTCATATAGGTATAAGGGTAATAAAGGCGACATGTTTACTATGAATCATCATAAAACTTATGCTTCAACATATCCGCGCGGCGGATTTGTATTAGTCTAATATGTCTGTAATATTTGATCCACTATCGGGAGCGTTATCTCTAACCGAGCCAGTCAGTGGTACTGTAAGTGGCTCTGTCACACTGTCGGCACCTACCGTACCACCAGGAGGTGGAGGCGAGGGAGGTGGAGCATTGCCTCCACCGTCGATAACAAATGTTGTTTGCGCAAATGCTTCCGAGTTCTGTCAGCCCTACGACATGGTAATCACTAAAACAACTAATTCGTTTTCGTTTTCAAGTGGTTTTGTAGACCTATTCGATCGTCAGATTAAGTATACCAAATTTTTTAGTATACTTGAAATATCCTGGAATAATGTTAGTCTTATAGATCCAGTAATAACTACAAATGGAACTAATTTAGTAACAATATCAACTCTTGAGAGAGAAAAGTATAAGGTCGGAGATTTAGTTACTATTACGGGCGGTCTTAACGTGAGTCAAAAAAGACTAGCTGGCACATGGCCTATAGTTTCTATTCCAGAAAAAACTTCTTCAAAGAAAGGATTTAAGAAATTTATCATAAAGATTAATTCTACGATTACTATGCAATCCGTTACTCCTAACGAATCCTTTGCCACATATCATGCGGCAAACAGGGTAAGATACGGCGTACCTCTTGATACTTCAATATCACCAGATGATTACTACGGGTTATATCAACTTAATGCTCCTCCTGAATCTAGACTTATAACATTTAATATCACATATACTCAAGGTGGCGCTACGCCGCAATCGATCTCTTGGTCTTTTAAACTTTTAAGTAACTTTGATGCTACGTCTAGTCTTCTTACAAGAGCTCTTAGTAGAGGCTCTTCATATACTCCACCCATAACAGAAATACAGGTGCCATAATGCCACCAGCAACAAGACTAGGAGATTTGACAATAGGACACTGCTTTTTTCCAGTACCTCTTATAGAAGGCTCTCCTAATGTATTCATAAATAATATCCCAGCGGGAAGAGTCGGAGACAAATATCCTCCTCACACTTGCGGCAAGGCAACTCATCAGGGTAAAATCGCAAAGGGCTCTAACAAAGTGTTCATAAATAATATTTCAGCAGCAAGAATAGGAGATCCTTTAACATGTGGAGATACTGTTGGTAGGGGTTCTTATAACGTATTCATAGGCGGGTAATAAATACTAGTATGGCTACAACAGTTGTATTTTCCGATATTGATTTCAGTTTTGTCAAACACCCTATTACAAATGATATAGGGCGTAAGATCAATGATGAATCGATTAAGCAGTCAATGAAGAACTTAGTTCTTACGGCTTACTATGAGCGTCACTTTAACAGTAAGCTCGGCTCTCCAATTCGCAAATTGCTATTTGAGCCTGTTACACCCATGCTTGCCACGGTTCTTAAAAAGGCAATTGAACAAGTACTAACAAATTTCGAACCAAGAATAGATCTTAAAAAAGTTACGGTTGACTTACTCAGTAACGACAGCGCGGTTAACGTCAATGTTTACTACTCTATTCTTGGAATGCAAGCTCTTCAGACTTTCAATTTAATTCTTAGAAGAACACGATAATGGCAGATAATAACAGCATAAAAGTAGATGAATTAAATTTTGATGGGATTAAGACTAACCTTAAGAATTTTTTAAGGGGACAAGATCAATTCAAGGACTATGACTTCGAAGGATCAAATCTTTCGATTCTTCTTGACATCTTATCTTATAATACGTATTATAACTCAATTTATAATAATCTGTCACTTAACGAAATGTTTATTGACAGTGCTTCAAAGCGCGAAAGTGTTCTTTCGATCTCAAAGGCACTTGGGTATACACCTAAATCTGCTAGGGCCGCAAGAGCTCTTTTGGAAGTAACTGTTAATTTTGCGAATATTAGTACTGTATCACTATCGCAGTTAACTATTCCAAAGTACACCTCCTTTACTTCGTCGATCAATGATAAAAGTTATTATTTTTACAATATAGAAGAACGAGTTGCTATTAAGAATGCAAGTTCATCGTTTGTATTTAAAGATCTAGAACTAGTAGAAGGTAATCCCGTATCTCAGAAATACATCGTTGCTCCAGGCGTAAGATATATTATATCTAATTCAAACGCAGACATTAGTACTCTTAAAGTTCAAGTAAGTGATAGTACAACTACCGGTGATCCACTAACTTATATTCCGAGCACAAACATAGTACTTGCAAACCCCGATTCGCGAATATACTTCGTCAACGAGATTGAAGAAGGAAAGTTTGAATTAACATTCGGTGATGGTGTAATCGGAAAGAAGCTTACTTATGGTAACCTAGTTAATCTACGATACATGGTTACAAATGGGCCAGACGCAAATAATTGTAGGGCTTTTGTTTCAGATTTTACGAGTTTTGCTCCAGGTTCTAAACTAATAATTACAACAACATCTGCCGCTAACGGTGGAGCGGATCCCGAGACACTATCCTCAATTAAGTTTAATGCACCCAGATCGTTTTACACTCAGAATCGTGCAGTCACTCTTGAAGATTTTAGTAATGTGATATTTTCAGAGTTTGATAATGTAGAATCGGTACATGGTTGGGGAGGAGAAGAAAACATTCCTCCTGTATATGGAAAGGTTTACCTATGTATCAGACCAAAGAATTCAGTATATCTTTCAGAGCAAGAGAAGTCAACTGTACTAGAACTTGTTAAAAGAAAGTCTATAATTACTGTTGCAACAGAGATAGTCGATCCAACTTATATAAACATAGATGTTAATTCTACAGTTTATTATAATCAAGCCGAAACAGTAAACTCAGCAAATACAATTGCAGACTATGTTAAGACAACTATAATCAACTATAATAAGTCTGATCTAGAAAAGTTTGGTGCTGTATTTAAGTTTTCTAAGTTAAGTAGACTGATTGATATGACAGAAAAGTCTATCATCAGTAATATAACAACCATTACTCTAAGAAGAGAAGTAGAACCTAAATTCAACATAAACGCTAGATATGATATTCGCCTTGGAAATCCTATCTATAGCGCCGGTGTTGCAGAACGTTCTATAAGTACTACCGGCTTCTATATTGCAGATAAGACACAGATTCATTATATGAGGGATAATGGTCTCGGTGGAATAGTACTATACTACATTGACGGCGCGACCGAAGTGCCATATAATAATACGATTGGTACTGTAAATTATAAGACGGGTTATATTGTAATTACTGGATTAAATATCACCGCTATAGTAGGTGGCAATTTTGAGTTTATTATTAAACCTCAATCTAATGATGTAGTATCATTTCAGAATACAGTTATTAATATTCCTACATCAACAATAGTAGTTAACACTATCATCGATTCAACTGGATCTACATATAAGTTTACGTCAAGTAGAACATAATGACACAGAAGAATGTAAAGTTATCTGGTATTGTAGCGTCTCAACTTCCTGATTTTGTTAGGGACCAATATCCTACATTTATAGCTTTCTTAAAAGCATATTATGAATTTCTTGAAAGCAATAACCTTACAAGAAATCTAGAGTATATTCGAGACATTGATAGAACACTAGACGTCTATATAGGCTATCTAAAGAAAGAAATAGGCACACTGTCTCAAAAATTATCACAAGATCGTTTCTTCTTAAAGCATGCCAAAGAAGTATACGTATCAAGGGGTAGCGAAGAATCATATAAGTTCTTATTTAGACTTCTTTATAATAAAGAAATTGAAACACAAACTCCCGGCGATAAGATGTTTAAGATCTCGGGTGGTATTTGGGAACAAGACGTTTCATTCTTTATAAAAGTAACTTCAGGAACCTCTGAACAAGTATTTCAATTAGAGAACGACTATCTTTATATTACGTCTACTTCTGCTAATGGCGTAGCATATCGTCATAGAGTTTATGTTAACAAAATTCAAGCTATAGATCACCATCCCGGTTTCTATGAAGTATTTGTTAACCGTCAGTTTTCTGGTATAATTCAACCGGGCGATATTATTAATCAGGGTGGCGTTAAAGCTACGGTGCAACCTACAACAACTAAAGTAATTATTGAAAATCCAGGCACCGGATTTAAGATTGGTCAGATATTTAATATCTCTACTTCCGTTGCAGGTGGTTTACAAGTAAAAGTAATTGCTGTAGATCCAGTTACCGGTGGCCTTAAAAAGTTACAAATAATTTCATTTGGTGTAGGATTTGAAAAAGATTTTGTCTATAATATTACTAGATTTCAGGCTCTTGTAAGTTCTCAGAAAATAGCTTTTCCAAACATCGATATCGGTGATGTTATCGATAAGCATGTAGACTTTGGTTATATTACAAAATATGACTATCATACAGACTATATGAGAGGAGACTATGCTGGTGGAATCCTTGCAGACTTCTATCAGACTAATATTCCTGGAGAAGTAGAACAGACTGTAGCAACTCTTCTTGTTAAACTCGGAGGAGTGTCAGTATACCCAGGATTTTATAAAAATTCAAATAGTCTTCTCGATGAAGACTCATATATTCAAGATGGTTATTACTATCAGGACTTTTCATATCTTATTAAGATTGATGAAACGTTAGATTCATATCGTTCTATAGTAACAAAAACTCTTCATCCGGTTGGACGTAGATTATTCGGTGATTATCTTATCGAGAATAAGTATGATGTTAATTATGAAATTTCTAATCCTGTTATTAGGATTCTCATTCCTCTGTACTCTCAGTCGAATGAGACTATAGGCGCACCAGATAAAGTAATATCTTCTGTACATACGCTGACTTATCGTGGAAACGGAACAACTAATCGATTTCAATGGCTCGATGATAATCAATCTATCACTGTATTTCTAAATGCTAAGATTGACAGAAATATAATTCCAAACGACGTTGACCCTATAACTCTTTATGGTTCTCAATATAGATTTGATGGAACTGATGTACTATTTTATTCTACTCCATATAATGGAGCGCGCATAGAATTAACTTATGCTACTTTAAACTATAGCGGAAGTTCAGAATACATTTCAAATGTACTTGATGTTACTAAGTCAACATCAGATGTCATAAGTACACCTACTGATAGAGTAGATTCAAAAGATGTTGTTAAAGGAACAATCAACGACACTCTGCAATCAAATGATAGCAATAGAACATATTATGGTGAAAAGCTTCTTCCATCAGTAGAAATACTTAATAATATTGAGGCTACTGATAATCAAAAAGATTATTTTGTGATGGAACTGACAAGTAGGACCAATGCTGTAAATAAACCTGTTGCTGATAGTACAAGCGGCGCATATGACGAAGAAACAAGTCTTGTAAGCAAAGAATTTAGTCCAACCTATAATAATGGTGATTCCACAATAGCAACAGAAAATAAAGATTATGCGTTTACTAAAGTATTAAATGCAGATAATGGTTATACGGATGAAGCGCTTCCTTCAGATATACGCACCGCTCAAACTATTAAGGTATTCCCGTCTTCAGAAATATTAAATGATTCTGGATCAACAAATAATCAGAAAGACTACTTTGTAGCAAGTGAAGCAATACAACCATTTGTAATACAAAAGCGCCTTGATGACGCAAGTTCTATTTCAGAATCTTTGTCTAATCAATTTAGCAAATTGTTAAATGATACATATGGAGCATCTGACGCTCAGCCTCCTATCACGTTTAATAAATACATAACAGGTGATAGTGTAACTCTTTCCGATAGTGCACCTGACTTTGCTAGAAGTTTTGCACCGATTGATGATCCGCTTACTCTAGCAGAAACAACTTCAATAGGTTTAACGAGAGGATTATCGGAATCGATTTCACTAACTGAATCAACTCAATTCGTATGGAGTAAAGGACTCAGCGATACACTAAATGGCTTTACTGAGGTAATAACTGGTCAAACTAATCCTTATGGTAATGATGGATACTTTCCAATAACATATCAAGATGGATATCTGACCTTAAACTAAAATCAAGGAGATCTTATGAATATCAATGAAATGATTAAACTAACCGGCGCACTAACTATTGAGCGTAGAAACTTTAGAGGAAACGTAGTAGAAATGATTGAGGTGCCAAACTTAGTCGTTAGCGCCGGAAAATCCTATATCGCTTCACGCATGATTGGTACTTCTGCCACAGTGATGACTCATATGGGAATCGGTTCAGATCAAGGTGTTATTCTTGCACTAGCGGCAGGTAATACGGCTCTTGGTGCTGAACTTGCTCGTACCAATAACCTTTTTACATCAACCGTAAGTAGTAATGCTGTAACTTATCAGGCTACGTTTGCTGCAGGCGTTGGTACAGGCGATGTAAAAGAAGCTGGTATCTTTAATGCATCATCGTCTGGCACAATGCTTTGCCGTACAACGTTCCCAATTGTTACTAAGCAAGCCGGCGACTCTATTGCTATCACTTGGGTTGTAACTGTAAACTAAGACTAAAATATGGCTAATTCAGTTCTAAGGCAGACTATTCACACTTCGCTAGCTAAAACGCTACTTAGTGAGATTAATACACGTTCTGTAAAATACTACTTCAGTTATGGCAGAACTCAACAATGGGGTACGGTATCCGAAACTACACCCTCTGCCTTAGACACTTATCCATATGAGTTTCAAGCAAGAAAAGATACGGTGTTCATGCAAGAAGTAACACCTGGAGATGCTGCGCTTGTTATTCCTAGAATTAACTGGGTGA